CAAGTGTATGTATCTTTTCTGAATACATAGAGCAAATGAGAGGAAAAAAGAGAACCTTTAATCCTATGGACTATAAGCATATTCGTGAGATACAAGATGAGATCGAAGAGGAACTATTTGAAGCAGGACAACAACAGAAAGTATTTGATACGATTGACTATTGCCATAGCTTGGTTAAGCAGATATTAGCTCTCTAATTTATATAAAAATACGCTATAATAATAAAAAATAAAGGTGACAACATGAACAAAGTAATTATGATGGGAAACTTAAGCAAGGACGTTGAACTTAGATACGCACCAAGTGGAAGTGCAATAGCTACAACTTCAATAGCAGTAAGCCGTAAGTTTAAAAAGCAAGACGGTAGCCAAGGCGAGGAAGTATGTTTTATTGACTTGATATTCTTTGGTAGAAGCGGAGAAATAGCTAACCAATATTTGTCTAAAGGTAAAAAGGTATTGATAGAAGGCAGATTAAAGCTCGATCAATGGACTGATCAGCAAGGTGTAAAGCGGTCTAAACATAGCGTAACCGTTGAAAGCATGGAAATGTTAGGCGATAGACAGCAAGATAGCTCACATAAAATAGCACCAAAGCAAGTAGCACAAGAGTTTCCTGAGATGGATATTAACGAAGAAGAAATCCCTTTTAGTGAGGCGTGGTAGAGCATAAACCCAATCTACTGATAAATAATTAGCAAGGACACACATGAACAAAGTAGGCAGACCACCACTAGGCGAAAGCAAACAAACAACTATTCTTATCGGAGTATCACGAGAAGAAAAGATACAGATAGACAAAGAATGGGAAGAATTCAAGCTAAAGAACAATATGCCAAAACTCTCAAAGAGTGCATATCTTAGATCAAAACTTCTAAGTCGCTAAGTTGACAAAATACAGAAATAAAAAGACCGTTGTTGATGGCTATGTATTTGATAGTAAGTTAGAAGCAAAACGTTTTAATGAGTTAAAGTTCATGCTAAAACTCGGCACTATATTTGACTTAACACTACAAAAGAAATTCACACTACAAGACGGGTTTAGATATAATGGTAAAGCAGAGAGAGCTATAACATACGTTTGTGACTTCTATTACAAAGACAAGCAAGGCGTGGAATATGTAGAAGACGCAAAAGGATTTAAGACAGACGTTTATGCCATTAAGCGCAAACTATTCTTATTTAAGTATTCGCATATTGTGTTTAAAGAGATAATTAAGTAATACATCGTATAATTATAACGATAAAGCTATACAATTTCCATATCTCTCACTTCGGTTTCCCTCACTTCGGTGGGGGTTATTTACTACCTATATACTCCTATAATAAACATAATCTTTCAAAAATACGTTATAATATGATTAAAATTAACAAATAGGCTCAAAATGAAGAACACTTTACGACAAGTATATAAAGAGGGAAGCAAAAAAGAAGAAGCTATGGATAAGAAATATAAGACTAAAGAGAACAGCAAGAAAGACAAAGCGATGGATAAAAAAGGTTATCCAAAGGGCAAGTAATGCTAACAGTAAAGCAAGAGAAATTTTGTTTAGAATATTTAAAAGATGGTAACGCTTCAAGAGCTTATAGAGAAGCTTATAACGTAACCACTAAGAACGAGAATACAATTAAGAAAGAAGCAAACAAATTACTTAACAACCCCAACATAGCCCCAACGATCAAACTTAGGAGAGAACAGCTCGTTAATAAAGCACTTTGGACTAAAGAGGACAGTATTAATAAGCTCAAAGAAGCACTAGAAATGTCAGAGAAACCTAATGAAATTGTAATGGTTATTAAAGAACTAAATGCAATGCATGGTTTTAATGCACCAACAGAATCTAAAATAATCGGAGAGTTAACAGTAGCGCAAGTAGTGGAGCTACCTAAGAGATGAAAATCTTATGGACACCAACAGAACGACAAGCAGAAGCATTACGCAGTACATCATTTGAGACTCTTTACGGAGGTGCAAGAGGTGGAGGTAAGACTGATGCAGGTTTAGCGTGGTTACTATACGATAAAGAAGAACCACTACTAAGAGGCTTAGTCCTACGAAAGAACGCAGTAGATTTAGGAGACTGGATAGCACGAGCTAAAACATTCTTCCGACCTTTTGGCGTTAAGACTACTGGGAAGAACAACACAACCGAATTCGTGTTTCCAAGCGGATACACGATTGTTACTGGACACTTGAAAGACGAAAACGCTTATGAGAAATACCAAGGACACGAATATCAACGTGTCCTTATAGAAGAACTTACACATATACCTAGCGAAAAGCTATATAACTCCCTCATTTCCTCATGTAGATCAACAATCCAAAACATTAGAGCTATGGTATTCTGTACCACAAACCCCGGCAATGCTGGTCATGCATGGGTAAAGAAACGATTTGTTGATCCTGCACCTGCTGGAGAAGAATTTATAAATCCTAAAACTGGTCGCACTTGTAGGTTTATTCCTGCTACCGTGGAAGATAATCCGCACTTAATGACAAAAGACCCTGACTACGTTAAATACCTAGATAGCCTTCCTGATACACAGCGTAAACAATGGAGGCACGGATCATGGGAGGACGTAGAGTTAGAGGGAGCTTATTACGCTAAACTACTCACTAAAGACCGCATTACAAGAGTTCCTATCGAAACAAGCCTACAAGTACACACATATTGGGATTTAGGAGTTGGTGACAGCACAGCGATATGGTTTATGCAGAAGTACGGTAAAGAATTGCGTATCATAAACTACTATGAGCATAACGGAGAGGGATTACCACACTACATCAACTACTTGCATGAGTTCAGAGCTAAGCACGGCTTCATATACGGTAAGCACACAGCACCGCATGATATTCAAGTGAGAGAGCTTACTACTGGTAAAAGCAGACTTGAAACAGCGAGTACATTAGGTATTGACTTCGAAATAGCTCCAAACTTAAGTATAGATGATGGTATAGAAGCAGTACGTCACACAATACCATTATGTTACTTTGATGAAGAACGATGTGAGCAAGGTATAGAAGCATTACGCAATTATAGAAAAGAGTTTGACGATAAGAAGCAAGTATGGAAGTCATACCCTTTGCACGACTGGTGTAGTCACGGAGCAGACTCGTTCAGATATTTAGCAATATCGCACGAAAAAGAACAGCCTCAACTTCAATTAAACATAAACCCAAATAACCGTGGTTGGTTAGGATAAAAGGATAACAATGAACGAAATAATCAAGACAAGGGATAGCAACAGCGTAGAAGATATTTTAGAAGAAGCACGACAAAGGGCTAAGTTTGGTATCGAAGCGTGGACGTACAACTACGATGAAGCTAAAAAAGACGTATTGTTTCTAAGTGGCAACCAATGGACAGAGAAAGAGAAAACACTTAGAGAGCAAGAAGGCAGACCTGCATTAACGCTTAATCAGCTTCCTAAGTTCGTAGATCAAATCTTAGGCGACCAACGACAAAACCGTCCTGCTATTAAAGTATGTGCCGTAGATGATGACGCCTCACAAAAAGTTATCTCACAAAATGGTAAAGAGTACAGTAAGGCAGAGTTATATGAAGGCATAATCCGTAACATTGAATACTCATGTATGGCTGAAAGTGCTTACGATACAGCGTTCCAACACGCAGTAGAGAGCGGTTTTGGTTGGTTACGTGTCTATACAGACTACTCTACTAAAGATAGCTTCGACCAAGACATACTAATTAAAGCTATTCGTGACCGTTTTAGCGTTATTATTGACCCAAGAGCGCAAGAGCTTGACGCTTCTGATATGAACTGGTGTTTAGTTACAGAAACAATGAGCAAGAAAGAGTTTGACAAGAAATACCCTGACGCTCAAATGGGTACGCTTAGCGAAGATAGTCAATGGTGGTTAAAAGACGACAGCGTTAGAGTGTGCGAATACTTTACACGAGAACCTGCCAAGAGAGAGCTACTACTACTAAGCACTGGTGAAACAGTCTATAAAGATGAAGTAAAAGACGTACTAGATGAAATGGCTAAGAATGGCATTACAGTAGTACGATCACGCAAGGTTAACACATATAAAGTTTATTGGCGCAAGATTACAGCGTTTGAAGTGTTAGAAGGTCCGACAGAGTGGGTAGGTGATACGATACCCGTTATTCCAGTATGGGGTAAAGACATCATGGTAAGCGGTCAGCCTATCTATCGTGGACTAATCAGACACGCTAAAGACGCTCAACGTATGCACAACTATTGGTTAACCACTGTAACAGAGAGAGTAGCACTTGCACCTAAAGCACCATGGGTTGGACCTGCTAAAGCATTTAGCGGATACGAGAACTTCTGGAATGAAGCAAATAGACTAAACCTTGCATATTTACCTTACAACGACCAAGCAACTAGCGCACCGCAACGTGTAGCACCTGCACCTATGCCAACAGCAGAAATTCAAATGGCTATGCAAGGGATAGATGAGATAAAGAATACCGTCGGAATGTTTGACGCTTCACTTGGACAGAAAAGTAACGAAACAAGCGGACGAGCTATTTTAGCAAGACAGAAAGAGGGTGATACTGGCACATTCGCCTTTGTTGATAACCTTTCACGAGCTATTAGACGTGTAGGTAAAATCCTTATCGACATTATACCTCACTATTACGATAGCGAAAGACTTGTAAGAATGAGGCTGATTGATGGCACTGGCGATAATGTTCTTATAAACAGACAAGTGATTGATGAGCAGACTGGACAACAAATTACTATTCATGATATGAGCGCAGGTAAATATGACGTAGTTGTAGAGACTGGACCAAGCTACAACACACAAAGAGCTGAAATGGCTACCATGATACAATCACTCGTACAGTCATATCCTAACTTAATGGCAGTAGCAGGTGACTTAATGGTCGGCGCTATGGATATGCCAAACGCAGACAAAATATCAAAGCGTCTTAAAAAGACTATGCCTATGGGCGTACTTGATGAGCAAGAAATGCAAGAAGCAGGAATACAACCACCACAGCCACAGCCTGATCCAAGCTTACAACTAGCACAAGCAAAGATACAAGAGATACAGCTACAAGCTCAAATCTCTCAACAAGAAGCAGAAGCTAACTTACAGTTGGAGCAAATCAAGTTAGAGCAAGAGAAGATCAAGACACAAGCACTCTTAGCAAAAACACAGATGGAGGCTCAAACACACGCTCAAAATATGCAACAAAACGCAGGTGCTAACGAATCACAAATCAGACAAATAGTAGCAAAAGCATTGGCTGATTATCAAAGTGGCAGATAAGTGATTAAAAAATGAACAATTTACGATATAATATGGTATAAATTTCGTACATAAGGAGTACGCCTAGTGGAAACACAAAATGACTTTACAGTATATACTGAAGAACCCTTAGATATTGGCGTGGCTGAGGAAGCAACAGAGGAAGCGCAACCTACTGAGGCAGATACACAGTCAGAAAAAGCAGAGGATACGCCAACCACTGAAACAGCAAAGGACGAAGCTGAGCCAACAGAGGCTAAAGAGTCCAACACTCGCTATCAGAAGCGCATTGACAAGTTAGTCAAACAAAGAGAAGAATACGCAAGAGAAGCAGAAGCATTGCGTAAAGAGTTGGAATCGATTAAGTCGTTACCTAAAAAGAGTGAAACCGAAGAACTAGACCCTCTTTCGTTTGATTCTTATGAGGATTATATCGAGGCATTGAACTCGCAACCAAAGACAGAGCCTAAAGAGGTCAAAGAAGAATCACAAGTCACCGAAACACAGCGCAAACTCGATGACGTATTTGATGAAGCTCGTGAGAAATATGAGGACTTTGACAAAGTAGTGCTTGATAACTCTTTACCTTTCACACCGACTATGGTAGTCGCACTTACTGAACTTGAAAGCGCAGGAGAAATCGCATACTACTTAGCTCAACATAAAGATGAACTAAAAGAAATCGCTAAACTTACGCCTACAAAGCAAGTTATAGCGTTAGACAAGGTAGCAGATAAGTTACATAATCCTATTAAGGTAGAGAAAAAAGTAACAAAAGCACCTGATCCTATTAACCCAGTACAAGCAAAAGGTGATGTGTCTAACGAAAGAGACCCATCTAAAATGAGCTTCAAAGAATATGAGGCTTATATGAACAACCAAACACGAAATAAAAAAGGTTTTTGGTAAACCAATAAGGAGACATAAATGTCATTACAAGGCGCAGGAAACGTATTACTTACCGATGACGTAATCGCTAAAGAAGCTCTTAGACTTCTTAAGAATGAACTCGTCACAGCACCACTCGTTTATCGTAGTGTAGAAAAAGTTTTTGGTAAAGTGGGTGATACAATCTCACTCAAAAAGCCATTCAGAACTAAGACAGCAAGTGGTCGTACCCTTGTTAAGCAACCTATGGTGGACGTTACTATCCCATTCAAGATCAATAATCACGAGCATTTTGGTTTAGAGATTACTCAACGTGATCGTACTTTGTCACTTCAAAACTTCTCAGAGCGTTACCTTAAAAGCGGTATCACTCAATTAGCTAACAAGATCGACAAATCTATCCTTGACGTAGCTACTACTAGAGGCTTCTTCTCATCTACTATTGCAGGTAGCGCAATCGGTACAAAAGACTTGCTTATTGCTAAAGCTCGTCAAACAATGGTCGGTGTCCCAGATGACGGACTACGTAGAGCGATCCTTAACCCACTTGATGGTGCTGAAATTTCAGACGCTACGAGCAAAGTGTTCAATGAGGCGTTCGTAAAAGAATCAATCCAAAAAGGTTATATGGGACCGTTAGCTGGTTACTATGTATTCGAGTCAAACAACATCAACTCTTATACAGCAGGCCAGGGCTGGACTGGTACTATCCTTGTTGCAGGTGCTAACCAAACTGGTGCGTCACTTAACCTTGATGGTTTTGGTACAACTGGTTCAGCATTGCTCAAAAAAGGTGATATGTTCACAATCGCTGGTGTATATGAGATTAACCCACAATCTTACCAATCAACTGGTAAACTACAAGTATTCGTAGTTACAGAGGACGCAAACATTGCTTCTGGTACTCCAAATACCGCAACTGTAAAAATCAGTCCTGCAATTAACGATGGTTCATTGACTACCGTTGACGCAGAGGGTACAACTATCTCTCTTGGTGCTTACCAAAACGTAAGTAATAAACCAGCAGACAATGCTCCTATTACTCTTATCGGTACAGCAGGTACAGCGATTAGACAAAACGTTCTTTTCCACCGTGACGCTATTGCTCTTGCAATGGTTGACTTAGAGTTGCCTCAATCAGCAATGGTTAAAGCTCGTGTACGTGACGAAGATAGCGGATTGTCTATGTCAATGACTGGTGCTTATGACATTACAAACCACTCTGAAATCACTCGTATCGACTGTGTATGGGGAACAGACGTAATTTATCCTGAATTACTACATAGACTTTTAACAGTCTAATAATAGGGGAGTTAATCCTCCCCTCTTATGCGCTCAATGAGCCTATAACAGAGGAGAACATATGACCTACTTATACAACACATCAAATCCAAACGGACAACTATTTGACGACAAAGACGTAGCTGAAAAACTAAAGCAAGGTTGGGTAGATACCCCTGACAAACTAAGCAATGAGCCAAAGAGAAGAAAGGCTAAAGATGACAGCAAAGCGGATAATTGAAGGCGCACTTAGAACCATAGGCGTATTAGCAAGTGGAGAAGAAGCACAGCCTAGCGAGATACAAGATGGTTTAGAAGCTCTTAATGGACTTCTCAGCACATGGAACAACGTTAGTCTGTTAATACCAAGCATTACAACACGCACGTTTGATCTTAAAGACAGTAAGACATACACCTATGGAATAGGCGGAGACTTTGACGCACCACGACCAATAGCGATACAGTTTGCACAATTTCAAGACATTTACAGCTATTTCTATACGTGTGAGATATACAACAACAAAACGTGGGCTATGAATGATAGACCAGTTCAGATCAGACCTTTAGGGTGTTACTTTGAGCCTAGTTATCCTTTGGCGGTAGTACACTTTCCAACAGCTCCTTACACAACGGACAAATTCAGAGTTCAGGTATTAGAGCCTTTGACATACATTAGTAACCCACTCGATAGCTTTACACTACCAGACGGCTATGAGAGAGCGTTAAGACTCAATCTAGCAATAGAGTTAGCCTCAGAGTTTGGAACACAACCAAGCCCAATGACGGTACAGTTAGCACAAGAAGCTAAGCATACGTTAGAAATCAAGAACACTAAAGTGGAGCTTATGACGTTTGACTTCCAATCTACTAGCACAACGATCTATAACATTATTCAAGGTCCAGTAAAATGAGAATACCTATCAGCGCACTAGACGCAGGTGGAGCAAGAAGCAAAAAAGCTACAATTGAAAACCTAGTGAATATGTACGCAGAGAAAGCACCTAACAACGCAATGACTCCATACGTCCTTTATCAATGCGAAGGATTAACGGAGTTTTGCAACCTAGGTAGTGACCCTATTTTGCGACTACACACAACAAGCGATGATAGAGTATTTGCTATTACTAAGACTAAGATATACGAGATCAACAGCAACAAGACATTTACAGAAAGAGGCACGTTTAGTGGTAATGGCTTAACAGACTTCGTAAGCACAGCAGACAACGGCAGTCAGTTGGTGATCGTTGACGGATCAAGAGGTTTCGTACTCCTTTTAACTACAAACACGCTGAATGAAATTACAGCGCAAACTGGTTTTTATCCTGCTAATCACGTTGTATTTATGGACGGTTACTTTATATTCAACCGTGCTAGTACTGGACAGTTCTTTATATCAGCACTTTATGACACAACAACAGACCCACTTGACTTTGCAACAGCAGAGAGCGCACCAGATGACACCATAGGTTTATCCGTATTCTCTAATCAGCTATGGCTATTTGGGCAGAAAACTATCGAGATATGGTATAACAGTGGTGACGCTCTTTTTCCTTTTTCTCGTGTAAGCGGTGGCGTAATCAATCGTGGGTGTTTATTTAATGGATCAATCAAAAAAGGATACTCAACACTTTACTTCGTTGGAGATGATGGATTAGTTTACGGTATCGGCATGAGTAGTTATGTTCCTCAACGTATCAGCACTTACGCCATTGAAAAAGACATTATGGGTGAAACACAAGGCTATTCGTTCGTATTCACTCAATACGGTCACGAGTTCTATATGCTACACTTACCAAACAACGAGAGAACGTGGTGCTATGACGTTGTTAATGCACTATGGCACGAAAGAAGAAGCACGGTGATTAATCCAACGTTCTTAGTACCTGAACAGAAGCGACATATCTCACGGTCATTTACTGATGGTTTTGGATACAAGCTTGTTGGTAGCAGATTAGACGGTAAACTCTACTTTTTAGATAAAAACTCAGCCAAAGACAACGGACAAGTTATGGTAAGAGAAATGGTATCAAGCCCTATCTTTAAAGAGAATAGATGGTTAAAATGCTCAATGTTTGAGGTAATAGCAGAGTGTACCATTAAAAGCGATTCTAAGCCCTTAGCAATACTTCAATGGAGCGATGACACACAGTCATGGAGCGATGGCGTACAAATGGTAATAGGTAAACTAGGCGACAATAACTTTAGATATGTAGCAAGACGACTAGGACGCTTTAGAAATAGATCTTTTAGAGTAACTATAACAGATGACGCTATTGTTTATCTTGTTGGTGCTTTTGCGGAGGTAGAACAATGAACGTACCTATAACACAACAAGCCATTACAAATGGTGTATTTATTAGACCTTGGACCGACTTCTTTCAATATGTTAAAAGTTATCTACTTCCAAAAGGTTCTATTGTATTGTTTTTTGGTACAATTCCACAAGGTTTCTTAGAGTGTAATGGCACGAATGGAACGCCTAATCTAACACCTCCAGCTGGGTGCAAGTACGGAATGAAAGAATGACGATTAGACCTTTTGAGTTTAAAGACTATCATGATGTAGTAATGATGTACAAAGACCTCATCGCTACTATTTATCCTAACAGACAATTAGGAGACGACATTAACTTTTTTAGAATGGTCGATATGTGGGTGAAAAACGGATACGACATTTACGTCACTGAGGTTGATGGTGACATATCAGGGTTTTTTTGCGGTTATGTTCATCACAATTTTGGACTTACAGAACCCGTATATTTTGGCGATAGCATTTACGTTAAAGATATGTACAGAAAAGGAAAATCAGCTTATCAACTCTATAAAAAGATTGTAGAGATAGCAGACAGTAAAAAACTAAAAACAGTATCATACGCTTCCATATTTGGAGATGGGTATAAGATACATGAGAAACTAGGATCATACCCTATTTCTATCATCACAGAACGACCACAAGGAGCATAAAATGGGTGGAATAGTTGACGCTATTTTTGGAAATGACGACGCTGCAGACGCACAAGCACAAGCAGCTCAGGCAGGTGCAAACGCTTCACTAGAAGCTACAAAACTTAGCCTAGCGCAACAACAAAAAATGTTTGACGCTACACAAGCGCAACAAAAACCTTTATACGATATGGGTTTATCCGCTATTACTCAGGCGTATGGCGGTAGAGACGCAAACGGTAACTACTACTTTGACCCAAACAAACTTAATCAGTATGCACCTAATGAAGCATTTAAGTATCAAGACTATCAAGCACAACAGTTTGACCCAAGCAAGATAGACTTAAAAGCAGACCCAAGTTATCAGTTTAGATTAAATGAGGGTATTAATGCTCTTGATAAATCAGCAAGCGCTAAAGGTATGCTACTCTCAGGCGCACAACAAAAAGCGGTACAGAACTACGGTCAAGACTTAGCGTCTCAGCAGTACCAACAAGCTTATGCAAACGCTTTGACAACTAATCAGAACAACAACAACATAGGCTTACAAGAGTATCAAACTAATCAAGGTAATGCGCTTACTGGCTACAACTCAAACGTAAACTTAGGCTTACAAAAGTACAATCAGTTAGCGAGTGTACTAGGTGCTGGACAAGTAGCAGGTAACAACCTACAACAGAATAACACTCAACTAGCGAACAGCGCAACAGCTACAAATATGCAAAACGCAAACAACTTAGCTTCATCTTACGCTTATGGTGCAAACGCTCAAGCAAACGCTCAAGCTCAAAATACAAACGCTCTCTTAGGTATTGGCTCACTCGCATTGGGTGGCTACAAATTGTTTAAGTAAGGAAGATATTATGGCATACATGGATTATCAAGCACCGCAACAAGTAAACTGGCAACAACCCGTAAACAACCTAATGCAAATGGCGCAATTTGGCGAACAACAAAAGATGAATGAGCTTCAAAGAGCGAAGATCGAAAGAGAGAACGCTAAAGAGGATAAGTCAAACGCTTTAGCTGAACAGTACGGAAACGAGAAAGACGAAAACAAAAAAGGCGACATATTTAAGCAGATGGTAGCAATAGACCCTCAACGTGCTGAAAGTATGTACAACACTTTCTCAAAGATGGACGAAAAGCAGTATATAGATACTCAACGACAAGCGGAACAATTAGGAAAGGTATCTTTTGGCGTAATTAAAGACCCAAGCATGATGGATAAAATGTTTCCTACGCTTCCTAAGTCGTCACAAGACCAACTACTAAAAATGGGTTATGATCCATCAACTCCTATGGACGAAAACAAAGCAAAGTTAGTACAAGGCATAGGACAGCATTTCATTAACATGGCGCAGGATACAAAGACACTAGCAGACCACGCATTTAGAAAAGAAGAAGCGAAAACTAAACAAACGTTTGAGGCTGAACAAAACGCACTCGCAAGAGCAACACAAAAAGAAGTGGCACAATTAGGCGCAGACAAATCCGTTGAAGTTGCAGAAATTAATGAAAGATCTCATAAATACACAGCCGATAAAAACGCAGAATTATACAAAGATGGATTTAAAGGTTTAGGCTTAGGTGGCAAAGCAAATGGTATTGAAATACAAGCTTTTAAATCAGCAGTTGAAACAAAAATAAACCCTTTAGCTACACCACAAGATAAAGCATATGCTCAGGCTATTATTGATAGTCTTAACAATAAATATGGAGTAACACAAGGAACAGAGAACAACATAACACCAACAAGCAGACCACCATTAAATAGCTTTAACAAGTAAGGATAAATATGTTTGATATAAATGGAGCAAGACAAGCAGGATACAGCGAAAATGAAATAGCGGACTTTATGGCACAGCAAAGAGGATTTAATATCTCAGGTGCTAGAGAAGCAGGTTATAGTGATAATGAAATCTTGTCACATTTAGATAGCTTACAATCAACAGACAGATCATTTAAAGAAATAGGTTTAGACACTGTTAAGCAGTTGGGTGTTGGTGTTGGTTCTACTATCGAGGGATTAGGCACAGTAGGTATGCTTCTTGGTAGCGATAGAGCTAAGTCAATGAAAGACCTTGGTAATAAAATTACAGAGGACTTAAGAGGTAGTTACTCACAAGGACTTAAAAATAACATAAGTGAACAGCAACAGTATATAAATGAAGCAGATGGAGAAGCTTCTAAATTTTGGCGTACCATAGAAAGCACAGCAACTAACCCTGCATTACTTGCTACTTTCATAGCAGAGAGCGCACCACAAATGTTAGCAGGTGGTGTAGTCGGTCGTGGCGTTGGAGCTGGTGCTAAACTTTTAGGAGCTGGTGAAGCACTTGCTGGTAAAATGGCAATAGGTGGTGCTATGGGAACTGGTGCAGTTCTACAAGGTGCAGACAGTGCAAGTAATACATACGATACTCTTATGAAGCTTGATGATGGAGTATGGTCACAAAACCAACAATTTAAAGCACTTGTAGAACAAGGTGCAGACCCATTACAAGCTAAAGATGAAATATCTAAAAGCTTAGCACGTAAAACACTAGCAACAAGTGGAGCTATTAGTTTAGCTACGCAAGGAGCTTTTTCAAAAATTGGTGGTAATGCGTTTGAACGTGCTTTAGTTGGACAAGCTGAAAAAGGCACAGTAGGCGGTATCGCTGGTAAAGCACTAGCAGAAGCAGGAAGTGAAGCAATTGAAGAAGGTAGCGGTCAAGGAGCTTCTAACTACAACGTCAATCAAGTAACACCGACAAGCTTATTTAAAAACGTAGGACAATCAGCAGGACAAGGTGCTATCACTGGTTTTACTATGGGTGGATTTGGTGGTGCGGTAGAAGCATTTAAGCCTATGACACAACTCGTAGAAGAAGAAAAAGCAAAGATACAAGCAGAGAGTGGAAATGTCAACGCAGTAAATAACTCCTTTAACGTGTTCGGTGACTTAGCGCAAAGATCAGATGCAATAAATCCAAATATTGGCGACATTAACTACAATCAATTTACACAATCAGTAGATAACACAACAACTACGCCTACAAATACCGTTAATGTTCCTAACGTTGATACTCAAACTACACAAGCACAAGAAGCACCTACACAAGAAGCGGTTTCCAAAATGGAAACAACTGAAACACCACAAGTAGTAAAGGAAAATTTGACAGCTCCAACAAGTGCAGAAAATGCACAAGTTAAAGAACCAAAAGAAGTTAAAAAACCTGCTGATATTTCAGAGCAAGAATTCAATATTATAAAAGAAGTAAAAGCAGTAAGACCTTACCTATCAAACAAAGATATAGTTGAGGCTATTAGAAGCAACGGAAAAACAAACACAGAAATGAGGATGGCTTTAGGATCATCAAAAACATATAAAGCATTTAAAAATGAACAACAAAAAGCAAAATTTAAAACATACAAGCAATCAAAAAAAGATAGCATAAAGTTTAAGTTTGATGGCGTTACATATGAAGCAGATGGAGATACTCTATATACTACATACAAAAATAAACGCATAGATAATGGCTATAAATTTAATCCAAATGGAAAAACTGTATTTGATATTTTTGGCGACAACACAAGAATGGCAGAAGCTTATATACAAGCACAAGGAAAAAGCACAAAAGACTTTCAGCCTGATTATATAGCACCTATTCAAAATAAAATAGCCAAAGCAGAAGCTATGGAAAAACAAGCTATGCAAAATGGCGACTTAGAAACGGCTAAAAAAGTATCAGAAGCTAAGCAAGGATTAGAGCTTCAACAACTACAATCACACCCACGCTACCAAGAACTAATGGATATGAGAAAAGACATAGCGTCTAAGGACACACAATACTCTCAGAAGCTATTACAGCCTCGTGACATACGAACAGTAAACAATGGGAAAGGAAACGATTTAGAGGTAACTGGTGCGCTCTATACTCCTAACTATGCCTCAGACTTTGAACTAACGAAAGCAGATGTTAAAGCATTACAAAGCGGTAAAGCAACTCCAAAGATTATTCAAAAGCTAAAAAGCGATCTTGGTAGACTTGACAACGACCCACAGTATCAACTACCTATCGATGAACAACAAGCTAATGATGGGTTATTGTTTTCAAAAGAGCAACAGCCTATAACAAAGAAAGAAAGTATCTCTTATGATGGTAAAGATATTGGATATATCAAAACAACAAAAAGTGGAAACTTTGTAAACATAGATGATATACAAGTGTTTAAGCAAGGAACAGGGCAAGGCACACAAGCAATTAAAAACGTTATGGCACAAGCTGAAAAAGATGGAACAATCGTAACTCTTACATCAGATGCTATGCGTGGTAAACAAAATCAAAAGAAAAATAGAGAGTTGTATGAGAAACTAGGCTTTGTTAAAAATAGCGGAGCAAACAAAATAAAAGGCACAAAAGAAGAATTTTACTACAAGCCACAACAGCAACAAGCTAACGATGGACTATTGTTTAGCAAAGAGCCACAAGCAAAAATGACTAAGAAGCAATTAGCCGACATGGATAAGGAATACTTTAAGGCTATTGAAGATGGAGACATGGCTAAAGTTCAAAAAATGGTAGAGGATTACGCTAAGTTTAAAGGGTATTCGAAAGATAATACATTCGATAAAATGGAACACAAAGCACCATACAATGATGGTTATTCAAAACCTCTTCACGATATGACAGATATTTACCCTGACGATATTTATACACATGGCGTACAATATTATGGAGATGGCGTTCATTATGATAGATTAGCTATTGACATTATGAAAAAAGTAAGGGGAAACCCTGACGCTAGAATACGTGTTTACAGAGCAGTGCCTAAAGATTTAAAAGAAACAAAACTACGTGATGGAGATTGGATAACAATTTCAAAGGAATACGCAAAAGAACACGGAGAAAACAACCTAGACGGTAAATATAAAATCATTGAACAGATGGTATCAGCAAAACACGTTTTTACAGATGGAAACAGCATACATGAACAAGGCTATGATAGCGGATCAAATTCCACATATAAAAATAATGTAAAGGGAAACAGAAAAGATTTATCACCAATAATAAAACTATATGACAATGAAAATGATGGAGCAGAGTATATCCAACCATTATCAAAAAGATTTAATGAAAAAGAAGAAGCTGATTTTTATTCTAAAGGCAAATCCAAAGGCACAACAGCATATAAAGCAACTCAAATAGTAAACAAGCTCTTAGGCAATAGCAAAGTACGTCAAGACGTAGAAGTGGTACAGAGTTTTGATAACTTACCAAACGACATTAAAAAGCGTATGGAGACAATCAGCTCAACAGATGGAACAGTAAGAGGCGTATTTGACCCTAAAACAAACAAAGCCTACTTAGTAGCTGACACAATGGCAGAGAACGAAGTAAAAGGCGTATTGCTTCACGAGCTACTACACAGAGCTATTAACAACGAAGTAAAACGACAAAGCGACAAACAAGGTCAAACAGTAAGCAGACTAGACGCAATACTAGGAAGCAAACTAGAACAAGTAACAGCAGACCTTAAAAGCCTCGAAGCAAAAGGCGACAAAGACGTACTCGAAGCAGTAAACAAAGCTAAAGAAGCTGGAACACCTAAACAGCATATGTTAGAGGAAACGCTAGCTTATTTGCTCCAAAACCAAACCAACAAGTACAGCACACCGCTTAAAGAGTTCTTGTTAAAAGTAGCAACAGCTATCAAAGACTTTGCTAAACGTGTAGCGGTAAAGATGGGCATTGAGCCTAATTGGTTAGCTTCACAAATTACAGCAGACGACATAGCAAACGTACTTAAGTCTTACGCACTTGATGATGGTTCAGCAAAGACTAGCGGTGAGCCTATGATGAGTAAAATAAGCGACAGAATGAAACGCTTGATGGAATGGCACAAAGACAGCGCACCTGAAACAAAAAACGCAGACGGTACGCCAAAAGTGTTTTATCATGGAACAATGGCAAAAAAACAGTTTTATGAATTTAACACAGAAAGCTCTCCATCTTGGTTTACACCAAATAAATCTTATGCAGGTGCATTTGCACCAGTTGGTGGTAATATCTTTGAAGTATATTTACATGTAAAAAAACCAATGTGGGTGGGTGATATTGATGGAATTATAAATGATGTATCTCTAAAAAGATTATCAGATAATAGCGGAGTTCCATTAGATAAGCTAAAAGATATTAGAAAAAATATAAAAGGTGTTAATATTTTTAACATCACAAATAATAAAGACTTTGTAGATATAGCAAAATCTATGGGATATGATGGTATAGAAGCGATCGAGGGAAGAACGCAAACACTAGCAGTATTTAACCCAACCCAAATCAAAAGCGTAAACAATAAAGGCACGTTTGACGAAAGCAATCCTAATATCCTTTTCAGTAGAACAGATGATGTTAAAAAATTAGCTAAACAAGCAAGAAGCAAAGCTAAACAGTTCTTATCAGATCAACTAAACAAAACAGCCTTAGAGCGTTCTATTGATATGCTATCAAAACCAAAAGATGAAGCATATTCAGCATTTAAAAGCTTAGTAATGAACACGCTACCACAGAAGTACATGGACGCACTAGGTGAAATGCACAAATCAAAAAATAGAATAGAGCAACAAGTTGGCGTAGTAAAAGCTTCTTTATCCACTCTATCTCTTGAACAGCGCACACAGCTACATGACTATATTGTAAACGATGTAAAAACTATTGATCCTGAATTAAAGAAACTAGCAGACAAGATTAGCGGTATCATTACAAATTTAGGTCAAGAGCTTATCAACCAAGGTATCTTAGAGGCACACGTAGTCAAAGCGTGGGAGGGTAAATTCCTTAAGCGACAGTTTAAAAACGAGGAAGCAGTATTAGGCACAAGCAAGTTTAAAACATACTTCTTTGGAAGTAAGAAGTCACTCGCTAAACAGTACACTCGTGGCTTACAACTCCAAGCAGAAACAGAAGCAGAAGCGATCAAAGCTATCAATGGTTATCTTAAAGCATACGGACACGATGAGATAAGCGGTATGGGCGTAAATGACGCCATTAAGTATCTAAAAGATAACGGACTATTCGCAGATGGTGTTCAATGGAAATCAGATGGCAAGATTAAAGTTCGTGAAATGAAAAACGGAGAGTATGAAATTATCCGTGACTTCACCAAGGCAGAGCGTGAAAAGATGGAAGAAGTAACAGACGCAGGTATAACCGTGCCTGATACAATCCTACGCCTTAGCACGTTACTAGAACACGGTAAAATGCTTAAAGCTACGACAGAGCTTAATGACTATGTAACAGATGATAAAACAATGGGTAACTCCATGAAGTGGACGCAAATAGAAAACAATCCACAGTACGGAGTTCTTGCAGGTAAATGGGTACGTCCTGATATAGCAAGTGACATCATAGCAAATCAAAACGCATTTTATGAGCGTGACGGATTAGTCGATACATGGCTTAAAGGTTTATCACTTTGGAAAAAATCACGTACAGTATGGTCGCCTACTGGACACTTTAACAACTTCGTATCTAACTTGTTTATTAAGCATGGACTAGGCTTAGACCCTTTTAAGAACACGTTAGAAGCTGGGAAAATGCTATCACAGCTTCAAGAGTACGAAGCACTAGAAGTTAAAGACGCTATGGGAACTCTAACAGCAGAAGAACAAACCAAATTCAACACGATGAAAAGTTATCTTAGTAGCGCAATAGAGCTAAGAGATAACGGTATGTTAGGTCATACTCAACTATTAGATATTAACAGAGGTTTTGAGCAAGACGGTATTACAGAAGAAAAAGGAGCGTTAGGTAAGCTTGATGACGCAGTAAGCAAACTATACAAAGGTGGAGATACAATCCATAGGTTATCTTCTTATATGCTCATTAAAGAAGCTGGTTACGACAGCGAAACAGCTATGTTAGTAGTAGATAAACTATTCCCTGATTACTCTAAGCCTATGCCAAAGGTATGGAGATGGGCTAGAGATACTGGTATTAGTCCTTTTATCTCATGGACGTATTATACTCTACCTGCTATTTCTAAAATCACAATGGCTAACCCTGCAAGAACACTAGGAGCTTACAGCGCACTAGGAGCTATTGGTTTCCTAGGTATGTTGCTAGGTAGTGATGGAGATTGGGAAGAAGCTATACAATCATTCTTAAATCTTCCAGAGGACGCTATCGGCAGACGTATGCCTATATGGAAGAATGACAAAGGTGAAGTACTTACATGGAAAGTTGACAGACTTATGCCATTCATGGATTTAGCTTCACCACTTTTAGGTATGGCAAGTGGAGCGGTAAAAGGGTACAAAGAAAGCCAAGGCGATGTAGGACACACAGCTATAAAAGCGGTAAGCGGAGGTTTTGGCGGTGCAGGTAACACCGTAAGAAGTTACTTTGCAGGTCCTACTATAAACGCTTTGCTTTTTAACACAGCAGGAAAAGACAGCTATACAAACAACGACATAGTAAAAAAAGACGCAACAGACAAACAAAGAATGTATCTAACAGCTAAATATCTAGTTGAGCAATACGCACCACTACCTACTCCATTAATGAGAATGTACGACATGACAGAGGCTATGGTAAAAGGTGAGGACGAGCGCAAAAGAAACGCTATAACAGTACCTAGAAGCCCGATAGAGAACGTTATAGGCTTAGCAGGTATAAACGTATTGCGCTACGATCAAAAAGCTTTAGATAAGCAAATGAAAGACTTTAGCGCAGAGGCGCAAGACTTCACAGAGATAAAGCAAAAACTCACTAAACTAGACGGTATGCTCAAAGAGTCTAAAGAAAGAAAAGACATAGACACCTATAATAAAATCATCTCTAAACACCAAGATGAAATGAGAACTTTAGGTGATCTTAAGAAAACAGAAACACAATTAAGAAAACTTAAGTCAATGCGTGATGAAGCTATGATGAGTAGTGATGACAAAGCGGTGCTTGAATTGAATAAGCAAATCAACCAAATTATGAAAGCGTTTAACGAAAGGAACAAAAAATGAGCAGTTTATATGTTATAATTGCACAAAATTTAATCAGGAGCGCAAATGGCAAGTGTTATTAACGGCATTAAGTTCTCATTTCGCCACCCTGATACAGATAAGCCTTTATCTTTTGGCAAGGTTTATACCTATGACACGAACACAACAAGTGAACGTGTCACATACAAAGATGAAGATAAAACAATCCTTAACACAAACCCAGTCATATTAGACGCTTTCGGTCAAGCTAACATATCACTAAACGGTAAATACCGTATTGTAGTATGCGATCAATACGATGTACAGATAGATATTATCGACCCACTAAGCGACACGACTACACAACTTAGAGGATTAGTTGGTGACGTAAACGGACTAGGTAGTACGGTTCTTTATAACGCAGGTGTTGAGCAAGGAGAATGTTTAATCATTGGAGATGGAACTTCCATGGGTAAGGGAGCTTTATATCCTGAACTTGTTAACCCTGATTTTGACTTAAATACCATGCCTCTTAAGTTTAAACTATGGCATGGATCAAATCTTACTAACGCACCAACAGTAAACCACTTAACAATCTTACAAATGCCAAACACAGACGGAACGATTACGCAAATAGCCATAGATCAAACGGACGGAATGACTTACGTTAGAAACTTTACTACGTCATGGAGTGATTGGGGTTCTACCGTAGGAACTTTAAATGATTTTACAACAGCACTAGGGTGATTAAATGAATTACGCAGGACTATTAAATGGAATTAAGTTTACTGTACGTCACCCAGACACAGATAAACCGTTATCTTTTGGAAAGGTGTTCACATACGAGCAAGGCACAACAACGCCTAAACAAACGTGGACTAATGAACTAAAAACGTCAGCAAATACAAACCCAGTCATATTAGACGCTTTCGGTCAATGTAATGTATCTCTTGATGGTAAATACAGAATTGTCATCAAAGATAAAGACGATGTGCAAATCGACACGGTGGATTATATACGTGACCCAGCTACAATAGCGAGAGATTTTACAGAAGAAATACTTAACGCTTACGCAGAACTTGCGCTTGACCCTACTAACTTAAACACCGTAGCTACAAACATATCAAGCGTTAACACAACAGCAATAAACATTCAAGCAGTAATAGACGCTTACGACAACGCTACAACAGCTACTACACAAGCTGGGATAGCAACAGATCAAGCCACAATAGCAACGACACAAGCAAGAATAGCAACCACACAAGCTAACACATCGACAACAAAAGCAACAGAAGCAAGTGCTGGTGCAACAAGCGCAAGTGG